AGCTTCGCGCTCGAAATGCTCAACGCCATGCTGACCGGCGACGATGATGATGGCGAGAGCTTCTACGACAAGATTCCCGATTACGAGAAGAGCCGCAATCTGATCGTGATGATGCCGGGCACGTCCGAGTATGTGAAGATCCCGCTTCCCTACGGCTACAACGTGTTCTTCGTGGCCGGTCGATCGGGCGCGGAAATGCTGCGCCGTGGCGGGGATCGCTGGCAGGAGACGATGGGTAACTTCGCAATGTCCGTCGCGGACTCGTTCAACCCGATCGGCGGCGCGGAAAGCCTGCTTAACCTGATCTCGCCCACCGTGGTCGATCCGATCGTGGACCTGTATCAGAACGAGGATTTTGCGGGCAATCCGATCATGCCGGAGCAGGCGCCTTACGACAGCCCGGTTCCCGATTCCCAGCGCTATTGGGGAAGCGTCGGCCCGCACTGGAAAGCCATCACCGACTTCCTATCGAGCGCGACCGGGGGCGACGGGATCACCGAAGGCGCAATCGAGGTTTCGCCGGAAACGCTGGAGTATCTGGCGGGCGTGGTGGTAGGTGCGGCTGGCTCGACCATCGACCGGCTTGCGGGTTTGGCTGGCAAGACAATGGACCCGACCACCGACGTGGAAATGAACGACGTGATCTTCGCCCGCAAGCTCGTCGGACAAAAGCCCGGCTGGTACGACAAGAGCGTCTATTACGATCGCCAGGGCACCGTGGATCTGCACATTGACCGAACGAAAGACTATCTCGCCGCCGAGAACGTCGACGCCGCGCGCGCCTACGCGCAGAAGCACCGGGCGATCATTTCGTTGGAGGGTATCTCGAAGGTCGCGTCTCGCGATATGCGCGATCTCCGCAAGGCGAAGCGCGCGATCGAGCATGAGTACGAGCTGGAGCGCATCACGAAAGAGCAGCGCAACGAGCAGTACGATCGGATCTCGGAAATGGAGGGCCGGGTAATTCTCGCTTTCAACACTGCATGGAATGAGGCTATGGAGCGCTAATGGCCCTAGTTTTTACCGCCCTGATCTTTGTCGCGATCTTCTATATCGGACACCGCATAAGCGGGTGGGCGGTGAAGCCGTGGTATCCGCCTCACCTGATGCGGGCGCTCGGCGTGGCGCTGGTGGCGGGGGTGCTGCTGACCGTGGGCGTCGGCAGGCTCTAACCGCGCCGCCATTCCTCCAATCGAATTACCGATATAGCCACGAGGTCGCAGCCGGTTTCTTCGAGAAACTTGGCTTCGCTTCCGCAAAGGTGGACGCTGACCGTCCCGATGTTGTGGCACGTCGCGCAGATCAAGACCACGTACCAATGATCGCGCCGCCCGACCTTACCGGGCACGCTGGCGAGAATGTGGTGAAGCACAAGATCGCGCGTATTCCCGCAGCACTCGCATCGCCTCCGCTTACGCAAATCTTCGTGATAGCGCCGCTGTTCGGCGGTCGGATCGGCGCTGGCTTTGGGCCTCATGCGCTTGTGATCGACACGCCCCTCCGCTCGACGCTCCTTCTTGCGCTTCGAGTGCAGCGGAGTCTTTCGGCGAAGGGGCGTGCGCTTCATCAGTAGCGGTTCTTTCGCAGCTCACGCGCGGCCCGACGGAGTGCGGATTGTTTTGCCTTCCGATCCCGACGCCAATCGCAGCCGCGGTAGGCAAAACCTGTCAGGAAACCGAGGAACAGGGAAAGCCCCACCACGATAAGAATCAAATGCGTGTCGTTCATAGAAAACCCCTATTTCTGGTCCGCGCGCTCTGCCGCGGTCTTGTTCTGATCGTGCCAAGTCGTGCCCGGCTCGGCATAGTTGTAGGCGAGGAACCCGCGCTTTTCGGGCGAGAGATTCTTGAAGTACACCTGATATGCGTCGACGCCATCCAGGGCGACTTGTCGAGCCTCTTCCGTCAGCTCTTGCCATACCGGCTGGAGCTGATCGAACGTCACGCCGCCGCGCCCGTCGTCGTCCTCGCCCTCTTCGATGATGTTGAGGATCGCTTTGCCGGAGTGGCGCTTGCCGTAGCTGGCCGCTGATCCTGCGCCCTGCGTTGCGTTCTTCGATCCGGTTGTGTCGACCGAAAGGGGCATCCACCCGCCGCGCTCCTCGAAAGCGAGATCGCCATCCGAATACGATAGCACCGGCTGAACCGTGACCATCGGCCCCTCCTGGCCGATATTGAACGTCAGGACGAGATTGTGCTTGGCGAGGATCGGGCGCGTCACCCGGTCAATGTCCTCCCATTTCGAGTAGCGCGATTGCACAGTCCCCTGCTTGTTGAGGATCGCTCCCTTCTTCGAGATAGAGGGCATTTCGAGCAGGGCATTGTGCTTCGCCATGCGGAACCGGCGCTCTGCCTCGCGGTCCTGCATCTGCATCGCGAGGTTGGCGAGCGCGGTGGTCTTGCCTGCGTCAACCGATGGATCGCGGCTGGCGCTCACAATGTCGCGCAGCATATTCATCGAGTCCTGGTGCATCGAGCTGGCCGCAACTTCGCGCCCCTCTGCCACCGCGACTGCATTGCCCTGTTCGGTCTCAATCGTTTGCGCTTCTCCGCGCGTCTGCTGTTCAGTTTCCATGTTTCTGCCTTCCATGATTAGGGTGATATTGCTTCATTTTTTCCGCCGCCGCGCGAGCCGCAGCCGCCTCTTCCAGTGTCTCAAACGTGCCTAGATGGACGGTCCCAATCTTTGCGCCCCACCGCCCCCCTTTCGGGTAAACGCCGATCCTTCCGCTGGTATTGTTCCGAGGGGTCTTTCTGTTCTTCGCATTATCCGAAGGGCCGGAGGCGTTCAGGTTTGCAATCCTGTTGTTACTCCCGTCCCCGTCGTCATGGTCTATCTGTGGCGGAGGATTCTCCCCATAATAGATCATCCATGCGGCATGGTGCGCTTTGATCGGTGCCCCCTCGAACGTGCCCATCAAATAACCTGCGCCATTGGGACAGTTAAACGCGAGCTTGCCCGCGTGCGCGCCGTTGAAAATCGCCGCCTGCCGCTCTCTCGAATAGCGCCCATCCCTGAATGTTTCCGGTGCCCTGTGCTTCCACGTCAGAGCGCCGGTTTCAGGATCATAAGCGACCCGCGATTGCAAAAGCTCGATGATATTCATCCTGTGGCTCTCGCACAATATCTTATATCTCGCAAGCCGATGCTGGGATTTCTTCGTCCGCAATGGTGTAGCTGGGGCGAATGTCTAACCAAGGATCGGTCCCGAACACCTCGGCGCAGGTGCGGAAGGTCCGCTTGGCGTGGGCGATAATGTCCTTCGTCACGAGGTCGGTATCGCCGCCGCGCGGGAACCAGACGCCGCGCGTGATCGGCGCTGCGCCCTTCTGCTGAAACACCCAGAGCCATTTGTCCGGTTCCTCGTGCTTCGCCCAATGGGTCGCGAACGCGAGCTGTTCGTCACGGTCGCCGGAGCAGGTGAACACCGCTTCCGCGCCCTGCTGGCGCACCAGCCCGCGCACGATCTCGGCCCCCTCGAAATAGACAACCGGCTGGAGGTTGTATTTGTAGGCCGCGATCTCGAACCGGATAGCGTTCTCGATGCTGCGCTCGCGCTGATTGCCGACGCTCTTGAGGTCGACCATCTTGTCGATCTGCATATAGTCGACGCGCGCCTTCATCGGCACGCCGGTCTGGGGGCAATTCCATATCAGCGTGACCTCTGGGAAACCGTTGCGGAACGCCTCGCGCAATTCAGGATCGGCCTCGACCATCTTCGCGGCGATCTCCAGTTCCTCGAATTGGTCGATCGTGAGGAAGGTTTTGCCTTCGTGCTGCGCGCGATGTTCGGCGTCGATGTTGGCGAACACGGAAGCATCGGGGTCGAGCGCCATGAGCTGCGCGATCCAGTCAGCCTTGACCGCGCTGCGCTCGTAAGGTTCGCCATCCGGCCCATCGGGGTCCATCACCTTCGACACCGGCTTGACCGGAGCTGCTTCGCTGAATTGCCCGATCCTCTCTTTCAGTCCCGCCACGTCGATCTTCGATCCGTCAGCGAATTGAGCGAACGGCTTTCCATCCTCGACCATCGCGTAAGGCAGCGGCAAGTTTGCCTTGCGGTGCAGATCGGCGAGCTGGTCAACAAGATCCGGCTTGTTCCCGCGCGGCGCCACCGGCTGTTCGACCTCGTGCGTGGCGATTGCCGCCTTGATCTGGTCGGTGGATTCGAGCGCGTCGGGATAGTCGGCAGGATCGAGCAGCACCGCGAACCGGCTGGCGAACGCTTCCGGCCCCTCCATGATCCGGCAATGATACGCCTTCCCCATCGTGAAATGCTCGCGCTCGCCCTTCTCCTTCGCCTCCGCGATCAGTTTCGCGCGGCGCTTCGACAGCCAGGGCGTTGCCGCCCAGAAGATCATCGGCGATGCGGCGAGCTTCTTGATGCCGCTGTTCGAGAGCGCGGGCAGCGCGTGGTAATCATCATCGGCCATGCCAAAATAGATGCCGGGCGCGGGAAGCCCTGGCGTTTCCGGCAGGGTGTCGACGTTCACGATCGAAACGGTCGCCGCGTGCGGGGTCCAATCCGGGTCCATGATCTCGCCGACGTAACCGAAGCGCTCGCCCGCCTCGCTGGCATTTCCTTCATTCATTGCTGGGGTACTCCTATTTGAACAAGATCCGCGCGGCCTCATGCCCCGCGTCTGTCAGCCGGAAAATTGCCGAAGCGCGATAGAGAGGGTGCTTCTTCGCAGTCGCCCAGCCCGCACGCTCCAGCTCCCACAGTTCCGAATCGTCGCGCCGCGCGCACAAAACCCGATGGCAATACAGCGCGTGCAGCCTGGGGTGAGTAAGTGCGTTATGGCGTGACATTCGATCGGTCCTGCGGTTGCCTTCCGTCGCCTCTGATGCGGAACAATGTGCGCGCTGTCAACAACACTGTGCTTGACAGGTACACATTCGCGAGCATATCCCGCCGTTCATGGATGAAGAAACCCGCCAGCGCATTGACGCATTCCTCGCCCGCCCCGGCATGAACAAGACCGCGCTTGCGAGCCTTGCCGGGGTCCACCCCAACACCTTGCACGGTTTGAAGAGAGACGATTGGAAGCCGAACCCGCGCACGATCGACGCGATCATGGCCGTGGTGGATCGTCATGCCTGATCTATTCGACTATCCGAACACGCCCGGATTCCAGAACACCGACACCTCGCGCGATGCCGCGAAGGATATGGTGCCATTCGCCCCCATGCTGAAAGACCTCGTGCTTTCGGCGTTGCGCGAGCGGGCACCCATGACCAGCTACGAGCTGGCGCGCTATCTGCGTCGGCCCTACCATTCGATCCAGCCTCGAACGTCAGAGCTGTCGCGCTCCGGCGAGATCTTCGACTATGGGCTGCGTCGGACAAACCCAGAGACGCGCAAGAAGGCGATCGTCTGGGCCGCGACTCCAGTTTCACCCAAGGAAGGACCCCAAGAATGAGCGACACCAACGATACCCGCGGAGCAATCCACGACGGCGACGTGCCGGAGAATATGCGGCGCGTCCCGCAATCGAGCGTCGAGCGCGCCGCCGATGGCGCGATCATGCAGACCACCGCGCATAGCGTCGGTCATTTCCTCGACTTTATGGAGGACGGCCAGTTCTCGCAGGACGTGTACGACGAGCTAAAAGAGGTCGCCGACGCAATGACCGTGGTGAGCGGCGCGACCGGCAACAAGGTCAAGGGCAAGCTCACGATCGAGATCGACCTGGAGAAAGATGGCGATCACTTCCGGTTGCAGGGCAAGTTCAAGTCGAAGAAGCCCGAAGAGCCGCGCCCGAAGTCTGTCGTCTGGCAGAACGAGCGCAACGATTTCACCCGTTTCCCACCGAACCAGCGGCAGATGTTCGGGACTGCCCGCCCGGTTCGCAACGTATAATCCCGATAGGAAAGGCATATCACTATGAACGACACCACCACCGACAAGAGCGAACCCGAAGGCGAAATGCTGTTCGTCCACGAGGGCGGCGTGCATGGCTCGGTAATCAAGCAGACGATCGAGCTGCTGGACGAGCATCGCAAGGCCAGTATCGTGATGATGGACCTTGGCGACGACGGCCAGGCTCCGATCGTTATCCGGCCCAATGGCGCCACGGAAATCATGCCCGCCGATGCGTTCGACGATTATCTGGCGGAACCGCGGCGCCGGGAAGGCGAGGCCGTGTTGCTCGACCTGTCGAGCTTTATCGACCACGCCAATCGGTTCTCGGACGAAGACTCGATCGTGTTCGCCGACAATGACCGGCGCGACCCTTCGCTTTGCGCGACGTTCGATTATCACCGCGCCGGTCACGACAGCGCCCCGCGCTTCGGTCGCCATACGTCGAAGTTCGCCTTCCCGCTTTCCGATGAATGGAAGGCATGGCGAGACGTGGACAAGGAGCCGATGAAGATGCGCGAGTTCGCCGCGTTTCTCGAAGATCGGATCATTGACGTGCTGCCTGCGGAAAGCCGCAATCTGAACGACGACCAGAAGCGCTATGTCGATAACCTGGGCGGCGAGCGCCGTATCGCCGAACCCGCCAAGCTGATCGAGCTGTCGAACGGATTGCAGGTGTTCGAGGAATCGGAAGTCTCCAGCGCCGTGCGCTTGCAGACCGGCGAAGCCAAGATGACGTTCGCGAACCGCCACACCGACGGCCAAGGCGGCGATCTCAATGTCCCGTCGATGTTCGTGATCGGCATTCCCGTTTTCCAGAACGGGCCGGAATATCAGATCCTCGTGCGCCTGCGTTATCGCAAGGTCGGCGCTGATCTGGTGTTCTTTACCGAGACGTGGCGCACCGATCGCGTGTTCGATCATGCGTTTGATGAAGCGCTCGACCGCGTGCGTGATGAAACCGGCTTGCCGGTCCTTCTGGGCCATCGCGAGAGCTGAAACTAAGTGGGGCGGCGCTACTGAAAGCGCCGCCCCAACCCCAACCGGAAGGCAATCCCATGGAGTTCCCCACCAATACGAGAGCGTTTGAGTTTGTGCAAGCCCGCGCGTTCGCAGCATGACGAAGCGCGCCGCTGGCAAGTTCGAGCGGAACGATCGGGACTTTTACCGGACGCCGCGCAGGCCAATCCTGCCTCTTCTGCCGCACCTGTCGCCGGGCACCGTGTTTATCGAACCCTGCGCGGGTGATGGCGCGCTGGTGAAGGTGCTGGAGAGCGAAGGGCATTTCTGCGCACGCGCGTTCGACATTGAACCCCAAGCGGAAGGCATACGCGAGGGCGATGCGACCACCTGCCGAGACGATAGCGCGGATTTCTACATCACGAATCCACCTTGGAAGGTCGAGCTGCTGCATCCGATTATCTGGAACCTGACGCGCAGTCTGCCGACGTGGCTCCTGTTCGATGCCGATTGGGCACACACCTTGCAGGCTTCCGGCCTTCGCAACGTCAAGGGGTTCGGTCAGCGCGATCTGCTGTCGCATTGCTCGCTGATCGTGAGCGTGGGCCGGGTGAAGTGGATCGAGGGCAGCGACAACCAGGGCTTCGACAATGCCGCGTGGTATCTGTTTCACCGCGATGCCGGGCGCGGCCCCATATTTATCGGAAGGAAAAAGTAATGGGCTATCGCTGGAAAAGCGTTCGCTTCTACCCAGAGGACTGGCGAGCCGAGACGCGCGACTTGTCCCGGCTGGAGAAGGATCTTCTCTTTGAGATTTGCGTGACCAACTGGCGAACAGGTCGACCGATGGTTCTAGCGGAGCTTGTGTGGACGGTGGACGATCAGTTTGCGCTAGGAGCTTTGGTCGCATCAGGGCGCGTCGTCCGCTCGGAAGCCGGGCTTTGGGCGCGTGTGTGCGACACGATGAAAAACCGAACATCGTATGGGAGATTGCCGAAACTGGCATGGGCGGCGATCCGCAAACGCATATTCGCCCGCGATGATTACACATGCCAGTATTGCGGGAGACGTGGTGGGCCGCTCGAATGCGACCACCGGACTCCTTTGAGCCAAGGAGGCGGCAACGAGGAAAGCAATCTCGTTACAGCCTGCCGCCCATGCAATCGCACAAAATGGGCCAGGACTCCCGAGCAGATGGGATGGGAAGTATGAGCAAGAGAAAACACAGCTTCATCCAGTTTTACATGGACGATTGGAGCGCGGGAACCATACGGATGCCCCGTATCGTCTGGTCAGTCTATTTTCAGATATGCACCTATAATTGGGACAAGGTGGCTTCCTGCCCGAAAGCGGAAGTCTATCTGATGACTTCCGACCTTCCTGATGGTCAGGGTGACGCGATTATCGAAAACCTGATCGAAACCGGGAAGCTCGAAAGAGACTCATCGGGTGGCGTTTACGCGCCTCGCGCCATCTTTGAGGGTGAGCGCGCTTACAATGCCTGGGAGGCGAAAAGCCGTGGTGGCAAGGGTCGCAGGAATGCGGCAGCACAAAAGGAAGACGCCCCGAAGAAAGCTAAACCTAAGCCGGAAGAGTCTTCGAAAGAGTCTTCGACAGAGCAAGAGCAAGAGCAAGAGCAAGAGCAAGAACCAGAGGAAGAGTCTGACGACTCTTCCACCGCGACCGAGATCGTTCCTCGCGAGGCGTTGCAGATGGTCCCCGATGCTTGGAACGCGATGGCGGCGAAATGCGGCCTGTCGCAGATCGTGAAGATGACCGACGAGCGGTTGAAGCGGCTGCGGGCCAGGGTGAAGGATTACGGCATCGACGGAATGCTGAAAGCGATCGAGAGCGTGCCGCAGAGCGCATTCTTGCTGGGCGACAATGACCGCGGCTGGAAGATGGACTTCAACGACCTCCTGTCGCCCGACAAGTGCGTTCGGCTGATGGAGGGCAAGTATCATGGCAAGAGGGGGAACGCATGGCTGGAGAGCTGATCCATTACGAGGGACCGCGCGCGCTGGTGGGCGCCGTGAGTGCGCTGGAGTGGGAATCGCCGGAGCCGGGCAGCGTGCCGGTCGAGCTGATCGACCAAGCGATTTCGGACGTTCGGAATATCCAGCCGCTCAAGAAGATCGAGCCTATGCTCGACGGGCCGGAGAGCAAGGCGCTGGCCGACAAGATCGCGCCGATAGGGGCGGTGATTGATCCGAAGATCAAAGGCGAGGACAGGCGCGTGTGGACTGCCGGGCTGGTCAAAGCCTTGTCCGACCTTCCGCCGCGCACCGCCCGTTATGCCGCCGATCGCGCGGCGCATCGCCCGATGAAGTTTCTTAACGAGGTTCATGCCGCGATCCGCGAAGAGGCGAAGGGTGCCGAGACGCGAGCTGAGCTTGCTCTGCTGCGGTTGCAGCGCATGAAGCGCGAGCTGATGGAAGGCCAGCGCCCGGCGCTGACCGAAAGCAGCACCCCGATCGTGTGGACGCAGGAATCGGTCGACGCGCAAAACCAATGGTTTGCCGCCGCTGGCCTGGCCACGCGGTACGAATACGACGGGGCCGGGGGCGTGAAGGATATTGACGCGCGGGAAAACAACGCCTAGCTGTCTATTCGGAAGGCAAATCCAAGGAGGTCCGCATGGACGTTGAAGCAGTAATTCGCGAATGGATGGGGGCGACCCGGCGCGCGAGGCAGATGAACCGCGCTGAAAAGCCGGAGCTTCCCGCGATGGACCGCGAGCAGGCCGAGGCGGCGCGTGAAGAGATCCGCATTCTCTATTACGGCAGTGTGTGGGGCAGGCAGGTGTCGCGATCGGCGATGTTCGCTGTTGAGGTGGCTGAGCTGCGTCACGCTACCGAACGCGGCCAGAAGCCGGGCAAGAAGCAGGCGCTTCGCGACAGGATCATCGAGCGGGACGGTTCGGATTGCTGGCTGTGTCAGCAGCCGCTCGATGGCGATGCCACGTTCGAGCATAAGACTCCGCGATCGGCAGGCGGTACGTGGCACATCGACAATCTCGCCTTGGCGCACACCCAATGCAATCGCGACCTTGGCCGCTTGCCGGAGAAGGCGAAGGAAGCCGCTCGCGCGGCTATTGCGGGAGATCGGTGATGGCGAGCTATTTCGACAGACCTGTTCGCAGTGGTGGGCGCGCTTGCGCCAGCTACGGCAACACGCGGCTGAATGAAGCGCCGCCCGCGCCGCGCCGCCGCCCGCCGCTGGCAAGTCGCGCTCGCGCGCTGGCGCTGATGGCGATCGGCGCCGGGGTCTATCACTTCGCGCTCGTCCTGATCGGGTGAGCTTATGCAGGCCGGTGCGCCGCGCCCGGTCTGCAATTCCACAGCGGCATGGAAGGCATATCATGGATAGCAAAGACGCAATTCTCGACCAGCTCGATCGCGAGCAAGTGGCCGAGCTGACGACAAGAGTGGTCGCGGCCTATGTCGGTCGCAACGAAACGCACTCCAGCGAAATCGTGTCTCTGATCTCGGAAGTCGGCGGCGTGATCGCTGACCTGATCGGCGGGGGCGAAAAGGAACCAGAGCTGATTCCTGCTGTCGATCCCAAGCGGTCGGTGAAGGAAGATTACATTGTCTGCCTGGAGGATGGCGCCAAGCTCAAAATGCTCAAGCGCTATCTGCGGACCAATTTTGATATGACACCGGAAGAATATCGGGCGCGGTGGGGCCTCCCCGCAAATTACCCGATGGTCGCGCCGGGCTACTCGAAGGTGCGCCAGCGCCTCGCCAAACAAATCGGGTTGGGGCGCAAGCCTGGGAGCGGCAAATGAGGCGCCCCGCATTTCCTATCGACACCCCGAACCGGGCCAGGATGGCGCGAAAGTATCTGGGACTCGACAAGGTTCAGATGGCCGAACGGCTGCGGCTGGGTCAGCATGGCCGCGACACCGTGCGCCGATACGAAACCAAGGGCCTGCCCGGCACCGCGCAGCTCGCATACGAGAGGCTTGTCGAGCTGGGTCCTGAAACAGAAGGGAACGCGCCGTGAGCAAGCACTACGGAACCGAATGGACCGGCAATGGCCGACAACCCGCTCGCCTCGAAATGGATTTCTGGCTGATCGTGGCGCGCGGGAACCCCCGGCCAAGCGTTCGCGTGACCGCAGGCCATCCCAGCCTCAAACGCAACGAGCGCGCCATCAATCTCAAGATGGTCCTGCCGGTGGCGCTGTTCGAGACACCTTCGATCACCGCGAAGATCAACGTCGAGGCACCGAGCGAGCGCGTCGACATAGACATTCCCGCGCTCAACGAGGCCGTGAAGCAAGCGATCGGCATGGACGTGGAGATCAGCGTGGCGGAGACGAACAATGGCGAATGACCTTACCAACGATGTGCCGGTGACGCCAATCGACGATTTGACCCAACGGGTGGCTTGTCGCTTACGTCAAAGCGGCTTGTATCGAGATTCCGATTTGGCAGAAGAACTCGAAAACGCCGCCCTGTCCCGCCTCACCACCCAACCCGCGCCGGGTGATTTGGTGGAGGCGCTGAAACGATGCGCGACGGGCCTAGAGCAGGCGGCGGATCACTTGGAGGATTTCGCCACCCGGTGCCACGTTCCCTACAGCCTTCGCGATGATGCGCTGGCGGATGCAGAATACGCCCGAAAGATGCTGGACAACATTGAGCAGCCCAGCGCCTTTGATCGCCGCAAGGAAGGCTTGGAAGCGGCAGAGCATATCGCGGAGGGCATCGCTGCAAGTTTCGCTAGGCTCGCAACCGAACATGAATGGGGCTCCAACGAGAACCTACAATTCAGAGATCGCGGCGCTGGCGCGGATTTCGTCCTAACCGCGATCCGCGCGCAATTTCCAATCAATCTGGGAGCGATCCGATGAACGAACTTCGCGAAGCCCTTTGGTGGGCAACCGCCGTGATCGGCCATGGCATGAAGATGAGCGATAGCTTTTTGATCGCTGGCAAAAAAGTCACGGTCGAGGAGGTCTATAAGGCTGGTGTCGAATTATGCGACAGCACGAACGCGGGACTTGCCGATAGTGGGATCGCTGTTCTGGAGGCTGATTTTGACGCCGCCGATCGGGCCATCAAACTTCCGGCAACCTACAGCCAACGACTGGAACTCGCCAAGGCATTCGCTCGGCATCGCGTGTCAGTAGAGAGCGCGCCGAATGTTGCCTTGCAGGCGCGACAAGAGGTTCAGGAAGCGATCAAATGCCTTGAGAATGTGACTGCGGCATCGGATTACGAGAACTCTCTTGGGCAAGCCGAGAATGCACTGGACCGTGCCCTCGCCGCCCTATCCGCCGCCCAGCAGGGGCAGGGGGAGCCGGTTGCTTGGATGCATGATTTGCTGCGTTTGATTGCTCAACGGGCACAATACGCCACATCGGACGATGCGCAGGAGGCGTTGACGTGGATTTATCACGCAGCGTCGAGAGCCGCTGGAGATGGTCAGAACATCCATCGTTTAGCTTTCGACACGCTTTACGTGAACTTGCTGAAAACCAACCCCGATCATGCCTTTACCGAGTTCGCTCGCAGGGTTTCCGAAGGGAAGCCATGGGCACAATTGTTCGATGGGTTGGATAATTTTGACGTATCGCCTCTTTCCACCGCTCCCCAGCCAGACCGGGAAAGTGTGCTGCGGGAGGCGCTAAACGAGGTCCGCTCCATCGCGCTGTCTTACAGCAATATGGGGCACGTCGAAGGCAATAAGCGTGCGTTCGACATCATCAGCGACATTGACCGACGCCTCGCCCTCCTCACCCACCCCACCACCGATACGCAGAGCGATGCGGTGGGGGAACCGTGATGGCCCGTTTCCATTCCAGTCAATGCAGTTGGCATTGCGATCAATATGAGCACGAATGCGATTGCGGGGTCTCGCGTCCAAGCACAGCGGCATGGGCCGAGCGAGAATTGATGGCAGCCGATGATGGCGTCGACCGCGCCAAAGATCGCGCCGCCGCCATCCGCAACACCACAGACACGGAGAGCGGATCGTGAGCGAGGAACCGAAAACCTATGAGGAGTTGCAGGAGCAAATTGCTCGAATGCAGGATCGTGTGGCGCTTCATAACGGCAAACTGGCTGGCCTGGAAAAGGCATTCGCCAAGCGGCTCAACTCTCTCCGCAACGCAGCCCGCCTTGCAAATATCCGCGCTGACAAAGCCGAAAAGGCAATGCGAGCGATGGCTAAGGCCGTTGCTGAAATTGACAAACTATCGGCAGAGGAACCCCGCCCATGAACAACCCCAACCAGACCAACCCTGCCGAGATGGGGGAGGAATTGCTGCCGTGCCCGTTTTGTGGCTGCGCTGTAAGTCTCGAAAAGCAGACGCGACGCGATGAATATTTCGGCTCACGCGATTGGTGGCATATCGTAGGCAAACACGAAGGGATCGGCGGGGTTTGCCCCGGACAAGTCCGAGGGCGAGGTTCGTCAGAAACCGCCACCACCGCATGGAACACCCGCGCCGCCCTCCAGCAATCCCATACCGAAGGGGATAGGCTGCTTGCGGAGGCGGGAAATGCTTTGAGTGACATTGGCCGCGCTGTGGACGGCGACCTTATGGACCGCATCGACGCCCACCTATCCAGTAAGGATCAAGCATGACTTCTCTCACCACGATCGCCGAGCGCGATCCGAACATCATCGCCCGGCTCTATCGCGGCGCTCAGGCGACCGAAGGGCTTGCGCGGGTGAAGCGTCTGGTCGATCGGCTGATGCCGCCACGCAGGGGCGCGCACGGTTTCTATGAACCGGAGCGTTTCTTTGCTGAAATGGAATCCGGGTATGGCGCGTGGCGCCGCGCGCTATCGAGGTCGCTGCTTCGCCGGATCACCAGCAAGATCGAGCGCCGTGACGCGGATCTGACCGCAATCGAAATGGCCGAAAGGATGGAACGATGAACGACACCCCCGCAACCGACGAAGAGCAGGAAGCCGCGTTTCGGCGGAGCCTGGCTTTCAATACCGAGGCGGCGCGCGCTGGCCTGTTCGCCGCGGCGCTCGACATTGCCGAGACGATGAAAGAGGCGCAGGTTCCGCACGGCGAGTCCTGCATTATGACCGGCGCTGTCGAAATGGCGGTGCAGCTCTGGGCGCAGGTGAGCGAAACCGCTGGCGTCCCGCGCAAGAAGTCTCGCGAGACGCTGGAGAAGGAAATGCGCCGCTTCTTCGCGAAGCATTGGGGCAGGGCCAACGATCCGCCCGCGACCGAGCAATGAGCGCCCGGCGCCGCCCGATGCCTCCAGCGGCCATCCTCGACGCGCTGACGGGTGTGTTCGAGCCTGCGCCGGAGCTGGAGGCGTGGGCGCGCTCGTCGTTCATTGCTGACACCGGCCAGCTCGCGAACCCGGATCACCGCCATCTGCAACAGGCAGAGATCGGCTTCCTATGGACGAACGAGGAAAACAGCCGGGCGGGGCGCACCGTGATCGGGCAATGCGAGATCATGCCGCCGATGGCGATGGGGAAGTGGCAACGTGCCCGCGCCATCGCCCAGGTGTCGGCATGGTTCGGCGGCGTGCCTGACTTTCTCATTACGATCGATGCGCAGGCGGCGCAGGCGATGGACGATATGAGTTTCTGCGCGCTGATAGAACACGAGCTGTCCCATGCGGGACAGGCGATCGACGAATTTGGAATGCCAAAATTCAACAAACGGACGGGTTTGCCGGTCTGGGCCATTAAGGCGCACGAGGTCGAAGAGTTTGTTGGCGTGGTTAAACGCTACGGCTCGACAAGCCCCGCTCTTTCTGAAATGGTCAGGGCAATTAACCACGGCCCGGAGGTCGGCGCGGCTCAAGTTGCGCAGGCTTGTGGCACTTGCCTGCGGAGAATTGCGTGACGGAAGAATGGAAATTCGTGAAGGGGTGGCCTGAATACGAAGTCAGCAACCTTGGTCGTGTGCGCCGCACAGAAACAGGCGCGATCCGAAAGCCGGTGAACATTTCTGGCTATCAAGCGATGCGGCTTACCCGCCCAGGCAAAAGCCAAATGATTTTGGTGCATCGCGCTGTCGCCTTCGCTTTTCTTCCTCGCCGACGCAGCAAAGCGATGGAGGTAAACCACAAGGATTCGGACCGATGGAACCCGCGAGCGGATAACCTTGAGTGGGTGACGAGATCACAAAACCGACAGCATGGGTACGATCACGGATATTGCGATGCGCGAGGGTCTAGAAACGGCCACGCGAAATTGATCGAAGCAGATGCGATACAGATACGGTCGGCTGCGAAGGGCGAATATCCAGCTCTGGCAGAGAGATTGGGTGTATCGCTTGCGACAGTACGAGACGTGGCCGCTCGCCGAACGTGGAAACACGTCGCATAAAAGGGCTTGCGTGATGTTCCCGCGCGCGTTAATGACGCAATCAGGCAATCCAAGGAGCTACCATGTATATGTTCGACGCATCCACCCCCGCCCAGCGTGCCGGTGACGCGCCTGCGCTCGGTCGCAAGATCAATTCCGCTGTCGTAAACCGCAGCTCGTTCCGCGATATGTCTGCCGCCGAGCGCACCGTATGGATGGGCTGGGCGAAGGCGCACGATTGGGGCGGCGCTCCGGCGCGCTGGGCCGCGAACGGCTCGATGCTGGTCGAAGGCGTCGACTATGACGCTCGCACCAAGGAGGCGATCATCGTTCCTGCCGAGATCGCGCCCCCTGCCGAGCTTCGCGCATGGGCGGGTTACTGACCATATCGGTGCGGGGCTGGTCAGAGCGGCCCCCATCCGATGCGGCCATCGCATCATCAACCGAAAGGCAAATACCATGAGCGTAAGCATGAATATTCACCGCGTCAGCGCCATCAGGGCAGGGTCCGTGGCGCACCACAACTCGAATGCGGTTTCGATTCACGTCGAAACCGAAGAGGGAAAATTCGATCTGACCTTGTTCAACCTCCCGACTGAGCAGGCGGATTATCTGTCGCGCGTCCTGTCGCCGATCGCGAGCAGGGTGTCGGAAGAATCCATTCGAGCCGACGAGCGCGCGAAGATTGCTACGCGCCTTGGCTTGGACATTTAAGCCGACCCCATCGCACGGCGGCGTGGTCAGAGCGCGCCGCCATCGATGCGGTCTGCATCATCAACGACACGGAAGGCAAGAAGATGAAAACCGAACGCCAATACATCGAAGTCCAGTTCCCGAACGGCGAACGGACCTACACCTATCACCACGATGGCGATCCGGTCGGCGCTGGCGAACAGGTCAAGCTACCAGGGCGCGGCGAGGACGATGGCTGGCAGCGGGGAACCGTCGTCACCGCCTTTGTCGATAAGCCTGCGTTCGAGACGAAAGCGATCCTTGGCGTGATCGAGCCTGATGGAATGGGAGGTCGGTGATGGGGCGTGAAGTGAGAATGGTGCCCGCTAACTGGCAGCATCCGGTCGCCTATAATTACCATCGCGGCGAAAACTGCCTTGTGCCTCTTTATGAAAACAGAGGCGATTACGAGGACCGAGCCGCCGAATGGGACGAAGGCTGGGCCAAATGGCAAGAGGGCCTGTGCGAGCAATACGGCGAGGGTCCGAAGTGGGGACCTATCGACGAAGAACATCGCGCAATGCGTTACACTGATTACGCTGGTGAACGCCCTTCGCCAGACGATTACATGCCAAATTGGCCCGCGTCAGAACGCACTCATTACATGATGTATGAGGACACAAGCGAAGGCACCCCGATTTCGCCTGCATTCGAAACGCCAGAAGAACTTGCGCGGTGGCTTGCTGACAACGGAGCAAGTGCATTCGGCGGTTCAACTGCAACTTACGATCAATGGCTTGCAACATGCCGAGGCGCATGGGCTCCAAGCTTAGTCGCCATCAACGGGCAACTTGAGACAGGCGTCGAGTTTGCTGCCCGCACCCAATCAAAGGACACCCCGCAATGAACGCGCCTGTAGAGAGTAAGCTGCTGCCGTGTCCGTTTTGTGGGGCGTCTGCGATGCAAGGTTTGACTAAAGCCGTGCCGTGCCAGCTTCACGGTGAAAAGCTCCAGCGCTTCGAGATTTGGTGCCCGCATGGTTGTGCGCGCATCAATCGTGTGAACCGCAAGCTAGCCATCACCGCATGGAACACGCGCCCCCAAGTGGCCGAATTGGTCGAGGTTTTCCAATGGGCTTTCGACACTCTGATCGAACTCAATCCGAGCAATTACGATCACAATAACGTCTGCGAAGTGAACGCCGCAGCCGTCGAGGTCATGCTTGGCCTGAAACCGATCCTCGCCTCCCACAAGGGAGAGCAACCATGAAGCAATCGCACGCCCCCCGCATGGTATCGCCCAAGCACTTCTCCGGCGCCCTATGCGGGAAGCGCGGCGCGGAGATCACCGTCAACCGCCCCACCTGTCCCGAATGCCTCGCCAGGCTGGAGCAGAGCAAGGAACCGACCAATGCAGCATGACTCGAACCGGGAAGCTCGATGCTATTGCGGCACGACGCGCCCGTCAGACCCCGATAGCCTCGCGTTCTTCCAGTACCGAGGACCGGGCAGCTCGCACGCGACCACCACCTGCAAATGCGGGTACGCGCTCGAAGCGCACGATAAGCCTCACGTTCAGAAGCAATGCGCCATCACCGGCAAGGGACAGACACCGCGCGGCCCGGCGCCATACGATAGCTTCTATTGCGGATGCAGAGGATGGGATTGATGGACAAGGACACGCTTCGACACCTGTTCATTCGGGTATGCCGGGATAGCGGGTTCCAGCTCGACACCGTTCGCGCCACCCAGCTCGCCGCGGCCATCGCCAAGGTTCACCCGCTCGACGTGTGGAGAGCCTTTCCCAGCTACGACACCATGGGAGAGATCGCCGAAGGCACGCATCCCGCGCTCAATCTGCCGATCTATGCGCCCGTTCGCGTCGAGCATCACCCGGTAGGCCGATCATCCACCACGAAGGACACGAGAGAGGACGTTTGACCGATGGGACATTGGGAAAATGACGGGAAAAGCGACGAGTGGTACACGCCCCCGCATATCTTCGCCGCGCTCGGATGCGACTTCGACCTCGATGTAGCGCCCGCTCGCGATGGGGAAAGCTATGTGCCTGCCGCTGCTGGCTGCATGGATGGACTGACCGACGCTTGGCACGGTTTCGTATGGATGAACCCGCCGTTCGGCGGTCGCAATTCTCTCGCGCCGTGGCTCGATCGCTTCCTGTTTCATGGGAGCGGGATAGGACTCACCCCCGATCGGACAAGCGCGCCATGGTTCCAAGACTCTTGGAGTAGAGCCGATGCTGTCTTGTTCACCCGGAAGATACGCTTCCTTCGCCCCGATGGGACAGAGGGTAAGTCTCCATCCACCGGCACCGCGCTATGGGCCGCAGGAGATAGAGCCGTGAAGGCATTGGAGAGAGCTGCGCCAAGCCTGGGCATTCTCGCCTACCCGAAGAAGCCAACCAGACCCGACTAGCGAACCCGAATGGATCGTGCCAGAAGAGGCGCGTTTCTGCCCTATCACTGGAAGCTACGGAAAATCATGGCTGAATTAACTGACCCCCAGAAACGTGAGATTGTGGAGGCATTGGCGTGCTTCACGGAACCGGCAGCGATCATCACTTACTTCCAGACCGAACACGAGCTGGATCTCGACCACAAACAGGTGGGCCGATACGATCCAACGCGGTCCTACTATGCGGCGGGCGACCGATGGCGCGAGGTCTTCGATGCGCGGCGCAAGGCATATCTCGAAGACGTGCAGGCTGTCCCGATCGCGAACCAAGGCTATCGCCTCCAGCTCTTGCAGGAAGGGATCGAGGCGGCGCGGAAGGCGCGGAATTGGGGTATGGTGGCGAGCCTGTCGAAGCAGGCGGCAGAAGAGGTCGGCGGCGTACTGACCAATCAGCGCAATGTGGCGATTGACGATAAGCGCAAGCAGGCGATCCGCGATATGACCCCGGAAGACCGGAAGCTGGCGCTGGCCGAGATCGTGCGGCGCGCGCAGGAGCAGCTACTCGCGACCGATCCGCCCGGCACCAGCGAAGGGAGCGCCGCGGTTCAATGAGCGAAAAGCTGACGATAGGCGATCCGATCAAGGTTCAACTGTTCATGCGGACGCCGGGAGGCCAACGCGAAGAGTGGCGAGCGGCAACGGTGTGTTCCGTTTCGCCTAAGGCTATCGGGGCCGCGTTCGCAGACGGTATGCGCCTCGCCATCCCCAAAGGGCAGGGCCGGGTGAAGCGCGCATGACCGAGCGCGAGATACCGCAGCCGACACGGCTCCCGCTTTCCCCCGTCTCGCTCACCAAAATGTCGCGCGAGGGGTTCCCTTGTCCCTATTGCGGCACGCGCCCCGACCTCGCCTGCGATCACCGGCTGGCAGAGAAGGCGAAGCCCCGCCCGGTACTGGAAGGTGACGATCGACCGCCACGCGCCGACCAGCGCGAGACAGGCATGAATTACCATAGGCGCAAGCTCTGATGCTGACCGCAGCCGAATCGCGCCGCGCGACCCAGATCGAGGACGCAGGCGGGCAGCGCGAGCTGACGCAGGCCGAGCTGAACGAATACGGGCGCCTCGCGCAAAACTCGTGGCAGCGGTACTGCAAGTCGATAGGAAGGCGACCATGATCCCGAAGATACCCCGATACGAGTACGGTCCGAAGATGATCGAGCAGGCCGCGCTTGCCGATCGCCTCCCACCGATCGGCAAGCAGATCCTCGATCGCCAGATCAAGGCGTACATCACAATGGTGGAGGACGTGCTGGAGAAGCTACCGGCAGACGGCGCGGTAGCCGTTCGGATGAAGGACAGCGCCCGCGATTCCAGCGAGATCAACATCGAGTATGAGCTGATCGCGTTCGAGGATTACCGCCACGTCGCCACGCCGCACACGCGATGGCCGTGGCAGGCGTACACCCGGAAGGGCGTGCAGGAGTGAGTGAAACCCTGGCCCAAGCTCGCGACCGGACAGCGAAGGAGCTGCGCTTCGATGGCGTGTTCCGCGCGTACCCATGGCTCTCGCTCGATAGCTGGAGGCCGATCGCTTATGTGTCCGACGGCAGGCTGGGGAAGGAGACGTTCGGCGAGATCCACCCGACCGAGGCCGCAGCGATTGAAGAGTGTAACCAGCTCAACCGCAAGAGTGCGGGAAGAGTGTTCTAACACAGGAGAAAGACCCATGGCCGCTATCCATTTCGTCGGCATTTTCGCCCTTGTCTCTGTCTGCGCGTTCACATTCTTCCGTAGCTGGGTCAGGATGAAGAACGAGCAGTACCCGGAGGCGGAAGAGCCGATCGGTCCTGATGTCGATTGGGAATACGGCGAGCCTCGCCCACCCGGCTGGAACCGGGGCGTGCTGCATTACTTCCACAACGGCGAGGAAGGCCGCGGGGGCGCGCCCAGAAACGGATGGCGCTGGATCGAAAACCACACCAGCCCCGCATGGCGGCATGGAGAGCATCACCGACGCGCTCGCTCGCTGCAACATGGCGCTCGACACCCTTCGCTCCGAGGCTTCGCGCTTCGAGAGCGGTGGCCTTTCCCTCTAAGCTGGAACTGACCATGGACAAGATGACATTCGGCGATGCGCTCGCCGCTCTCAAAGACGGCAAGCTCGTCGCTCGCGAAGGCTGGAACGGTAAGGGTATGTTCCTCTTCCTCGTGCCCGGCTCGACCTTTAAGGTGAACCGCGCCCCGCTTCTCGGCATCTACCCGGAGGGGAAGCAGATCGACTATCACGCCCACATTGATATGCGGACGGCCACCGGGGAGATCGTGCCTTGGCTCTGTTCGCAAACTGACGCGCTGGCGGAGGATTGGTGCATTCTCGGTGAAGCCTCTGGCGCATCTGACGTCGAGCGCTCCGCCGAGCAGGCCACCGTCACGATCGGCAACGAAGGGCACGAGCAGAGCGGCGAACCCAAGACCCTGCGCCAGCCGCAGCCCGGTGAACCCGAACCGCTCCTGCCAATGCTGCGCGAGATTGCGACCGTGATGCGCTATGCAAGCTTTGGGCGAACCGCCAATCGCATCGAGCGCTACATCGCATGGGCGGAAGACGTTTGACCCCAGGCCGGTCTGATCCACCGGCTTGCGGGAGGGGACGCTGTAGGGCATAGCCCCCATCGCCCTATGGGCATCCTCTCCCAGACCTGGCCCCGGCGTTCGCGCGTCGGGGCTTTTTCTTTTCGTCGCTGTGGTGATAGATAGCGCCATGCTTCTCGACCCCATAGCCAGAATGATCGACACCATGGGCCTGCGCCATGCTTCGCCGGAGCTGGTGGCCGCGATGTTCGATGATGAAGCCGCGATCGAAATGCTGGAGCAATTCGAGGTCGAGCGCGAGGAAGAGCGGTTCGGCAAGTTTGGGCACCTGTTCCCCGATATGGACGCCTGCGAGAGCATCGACGCAGAGGGTAAGCGCTTTCATTCCGTCGGCGAGTTTCGCTTCTACGCCCGCGACTATTACCAGAAGCACCTTGAGTTTTTCCGCCAAGGCGCGAGCTTCCGCGCTCGATGCCTCATGGCCGCGAACCGCGTCGGCAAGACCTTCTCGGCAGGCGGGTACGAAATGGCCTGCCACCTGACCGGCGATTATCCGCATTGGTGGCCGGGCAAGCGCTTCCGCCATCCGATCCGGGCCTGGGCCTGCGGCAAGACCAACGAGACAACGCGCGACATTGTGCAGACCACGCTTCTCGGTGACGTGGAGTATCAGGGCGCCCGCAAGCTCGTGGACGGTTCGGGTGTGATCCCGCGCGAGCGCATCGGCACCGACGCCGGGCAGCTCACATGGAAGGCGGGTGTCGCAGATCTCGTGGACACGATCCGAGTCCGCCACATATCGGGGGGCTGGTCGAAGCTGGGCTTGAAATCCTACCAGCAGGGACGCGGGAGCTTCGAGGGCACCGCAGTTCATGTGATCTGGGACGACGAGGAACCACCAATGGAAGTTTATGGTGAGCAGATCATCCGTACCGCGACCACGAAAGGGATTCTGATGCTCACCTTCACGCCGCTCGAAGGTATGTCCGAAGTGGTGCAGCAATTCCTCCCGGCAAACGACTTCCAGCAATGAGCCGCCTCCTTGCGGTTCGCGGGGTCTGCCGGTATGCGATCAGGTGTCAGACTGAAACCGAAACGAAGGCTATCCGCTAATGGCATTCCAGTTCTCTACCGCGTCTCGCAATGCTGCGCTCGACGCCATCGAAACGGCAATCGGGACCGGCGCGGTCTTGAAGATTCGCTCTGGTGCCCTTCCGGCTTCCGCAGGCGCTGCCGATAGCGGGACGGTTCTCGCCACCCTCAACTTGCCGAGCGATTGGCTTGCTAACGCCTCTGGTGGCAGCAAGGCTAAGTCAGGCACTTGGGAGGACACCAGCGCCGACGCCCAGGGCGCGGCGGGGCACTTTCGCGTCTATGCGTCCGATGGCACCTGCCACATTCAGGGCACGATCACCGTAACCGATGGCGGCGGCGATATGACGGTCGACAACACGAACATCGCGGCAGGGCAGTCGATCAGCGTGACCGCGTTTACGATCACCGCTGGCGGGGCGTAACGTCTCTCTCTGATGGCGATCACTACCGCCTTCCTGAAAGCCGGAACGACTAGCTGGACGGTTCCTGCAGGCGTTTCGAGCGTCACGGTGCACTGCACAGGCGCGGGCGGGAATGGCTTTGCTCCCACGAATGGCTCCGGCGGTGGCGGTGGCGGTGGCGAGTATGCTCGCAAGGATGCGCTGGCGGTTACACCGGGCAGCACAATCACCTGCCAAGTCGCGTCAGGTAATTCTGGCGCGGACACATGGTTTTCGTCCGTTTCTACGGTGCTGGCCCGCGCTGGCGCAGAGGGTGCGTCAGACGCGCTCAACGGTGCACCTGGAGGCGCGGTTGGCGTTGGCGATTTTGTGCGAGCGGGCGGTGATGGTGGCATCGGTAGCGGTGGCGCGGGGTCTGGCCCAGGCGGTGGCGGCGGTGCTGCGGGGCCTAATGGTGCTGGTGCGCGCGGCGGCGACAAGAACAATTCTGGCGGTGGCGGGGGCGGTGCCAACGGCGGAAGTGCCGGGCAGACGCCCGCCAATGGTGGTACTGGTGGAGCAGGCGGCAATAATCGCCTCGGACAAGGCGGTGGTGTCGGTGGGACATCGACCATCATACCTGGAGATGGTGTCAACGGTGGTGGTGGAGGCGGAACGCGCGGAGCGGCGACCGATTCGGTCAGGAACGGCGGCAATGGTTCGACCGACACCATCTGGACCGACAACAGTGGCGGGCCGAATAACAACCAAACGGCAGGCCCTGGGTCTGGCGGTGGGGGTAGCGCCGCGACGAGTGCGACGGTTCCGTATCGAGGCGGGCACGGCGGGACTTACGGCGGCGGCGGCGGTGGAACGCGCAACACCGGCAGCGGCCTGCAATTACCCGGTCTGGGCGGTGATGGCCTCATTGTCCTGCAATACGAAGCCGGGGCAGGCGGGAACACGATCACTGGCACCGCAGCGGGCACCATGCCCCTTGCCGGATCAGGTCAGGCCATCGCGATCAACCGGGCAAGTGGAACCGGCTCGCTCGCCCTGACCGGCTCGTCAGCGGCGAAACTGCCTATCGCTGCAAGCAGTAGCGGCTCACTCGCCCTAGCCGGTTCATCAAACACCGCGGTGCTGACCCATGCCAGCGCAAGCGGTGATCTACCGCTGACGGGTAGCGCCGCAACCATTTCGGACAACACCGCCAACGTAGCAGGTGCGCTCGACCTGACCGGCAAAGCGACTTCATCGGTATCAGTAAACGCGGCCAGCTCTGGTGCGCTCGAATTGAGCGGAGCGGGTTCGATCGCCACTGTTGCCCTGGCTCTCCATGCCGAAGCAAACGGGCTGCTCGTTCTGGCCGGTTCAGCCAACGTGCGGAACAAGCCTCGCGCGGGGTCGCCGGGTGCCCCTCTCCCCGTCAGGCGGCAAGCCCCTGCGAAGGGGCGCATCCCAGCTAATTCACCCGGCGAAATGAAATTCACGGTTCGGGACACGCCGCCGATCCGCACGCAAAAGCTGGAGCTGTTGCGTCAGGCTCTATCGGTGACGGTGCTGGACGATGTTCTGCCGTCGACCACGATCACCAATCACGGACAGGACGAGGGGCCGCTGACGCCCCTGTCCATTCCGCGCATCGACATTGGCAAGGTGGTGGAGACGAGCGAAGGCTCGACGCTCCAGCTATCCGAGGCTGTCCCGCTGGTAACGGTCGCATGGCAGGCGATCGGCGACGGGCAATCGTACACGGCGGAATGGCGCGCGCGCGTGACCGAGAGCGTGGAAGATCCGGTGTCTCTCGACACGGCCATGTTCATCTATTCGGCCACCGGCATCTATCTTGGGGAGTATGCTCGAACAGTCCAAGATGACACTTGGGAAGAGAGCGACGGGTGGCTTATCGCAACGACAGCGGCCAGCGCCGCCGATATTCGCAAGGCATTCCCTCGCGCCGCCTATGTCCGCGCCGCCCTGATCCCAGAAGGCGGAGAGGCTACGAAGCAGGTCGCGCGGGGGCGCGTGTTCAACGCCAGCACGAGCGGCGGGGCGGAAGCATTCGCAGAGCTGGCGCGCGTGCGCGCCGAAGCGGCAGAGGTCGCCCGGCTTGCGGCAGAGGGAGCGGCCAGTGCCGCCCAAATCGCACAGGCGATCATCGAGCTGGCAGAGGCGAACACCAACGCGGCGCTTGCACTCGCCCAGGGAGCGCGTGATGCCGCCCGCGATGCAGAGGCGTCGGCGATCGACCAGGCCCTTGCCGCAGCAAATTCCGCATCGGTCGGCGCCGGGTACGCGCAGACCACAATCACGAAGGCCGACGAAGCGGCTGGTTCGGCTTCGATCGCCACCGCCCAAGCTCTTGTCGCGCAGGGGCATTCGGATGAAGCGGGCACGAGAGCTATCGCAGCCGCGACCAGCGCCGATGCCGCCGAGATCTCGAACACCGAAGCGGCCAGCTCTGCCAGCGCCGCGCAGCTCGATCGAGTGGCGGCGGAGTCCGCGCGCGAGGAAGCCGACACATTCGCATCTGCCGCTGCGCTCCACGAGCAGACAGCGGGCACTTACGCCACCGATGCAGAGAGCTTTGCCGGAGCCGCGCAGGTCAGCCAGACTAACGCCGCGACCAGCGCAGGAGAGGCATCCGACAGCGCCGGGGCTGCTTCGACCTCGGCAGGACAGGCCAGCACGAGCGAGAGCAACGCAGCGGGAAGCGCGGCCACCGCCAGCGAGCAAGCCGGGCTTGCAGCCACCGCGCGCAATGCAGCCGGGGAAAGTGCCAGCGCATCGGCTGACAGCGCATCGGTCGCCACCGCGCAGGCTGATGCAGCCGGGCAATCCGCTCTCGCCGCCAACGCCAGCAAGATTGCCGCCAATACGGCGCGTAGTGGCGCGGAGGCAGCGCAAGCCATCACGGTTTCGGCGCGCGACACCGCCCTGGGAGCAGAAGCGTCCGCCGTGTCGGCAAGTCAGCTCGCAGTCTCAAGCTCGACCCGATCCAAGTCCAACATTCAAACCTACGGGATGACGCCGAACGCGACGTTCGTGGACTCCATGGATAGCTGGTCCCTGACAAACGGATCGCGAATTGTCGGCTCGGCAGAATATGGCGTTCGTGCCCGGCTATTGGCGCAAGGTGAGCTGCAATCCCTTCATCGGCACCCGGTCAATCCGAACCGCGTTTATGAGGTCAAGGCCAACTATAACATTCTGAACCAGCCGCAGGAATCGCTGATCGGCTTGGCCTGCTTCGATGTGGCTGGAACCCTTTTGGGCCGAATTTACGCCCCCTCACTTGGCGGTCAAAGAGCGCCGGGCGCATATCAGGTTTCGCAGGTATTCACAGGGACAGCCAACCAGCCGACGTTCTTTGGCGATTCCACCAAATTCATCATCGGAACCGCAACGGTCCAGCCGATTTTCATCGGCAATCGCAACTCCGTCAGCGGAGGGATTACCGATGTCCGCTGGGTGTACCTCGATGACGTAACCGAGCGTGTGCTTTCAGAAGCCGCAGCCAGCATTGCGGAAACAGCTCGTATCAGCGCTTCGCAGGATGCGGCTGCGGCAGAGGCATCGCGCGTCCTCGCGGCAGCGGCCAAAACCGAGGCCGAAAACGCAAGCGGTGACGCGGCAGGGTTCGCAGCAACGGCATCCAACGCCGCGTCAGACTCGGCCAGCGCGAAAACGCAGGCAGAGGGCGCGGCATCAATAGCTACGAGCCAGAAGGAGCTTGCCGTCAGCGCACGCGGAAGCGCAGAGGCGGCGAGAGACACGGCACTCGGCTATCGAGACACAACGCTTGGCTATCGTGACGCTGCGAACCAGCACCGCGCGGAAGCCGCTCTGTCCGCCAGCCAGGCCGCTACGTCGAAGGTCGATGCGGAATCCGCAGAAGCGGTCGCGATCTCGAACGCCCAACTATCCGCCGCGGTCAACGGCGCGCGAGGCGGCTATCAGGTTCATTTTCAGCGCGATGGGCTACTGGCGACCCGGCAATATACAGCCAATCTTTCGGTCGATGTAGCTCCCGTTCTGCCGGGCAACGGTGTCTCGTTCTATAACGATCAGGGATATGGAAGGGCCATCCTGCAAAGCGCCGCCGCAGACTACATTCGCGCTCGTCAATATATCCCGATCCGAGCGGGCGCGATTTACAGAATAAGGGGCACGCTTTCCGGTTCGTCGGATTCCACCGGCAGCAGCCGGATAGGGCTTGCCTGCTACAATGCGGGCGGCAGCTACGCAGGTTTTTATAGCGGTGTGTTCGTGCAATCCGCGAATACTAGTGGGCCGTTCCAAACCTACGAGTTCACGGTGACAGCCGGGGAGATCCGCGGAGCGATCGGGAACGCCGATTACATCGCGCTCGCATGGGCGTTCAATATTGGGGGCGCCGGTTCGACGGCTTTTGCGCTTGGCGAGATCGAGGAAATCTCCGCCCTGAAAAGTCTTGAGGCGAGCGTAACGGTCAATCAGGCGGCAGTGGCGACATTGCAGTCAGCGTCCGCTCTGTATGAAGTGATCGTCGCCGCCAGCGGCTCAAACCCGGCGATGGTGCAGCTATTGGCCGGGCTGGGCGGCTCCAAAGTAGGCATTGTTGCCGACACGTTCGCGGTCGGGAACAAGATCGACGGCATCATCAAAGAGGTCATTCGCGTTCGTAATGGGCAAGCGGAGATTGAGAGCGCGTTGATCCGAAAGTTGCTTGTTCCGCCGCGCGCAGACTCCGCGATCAATATGCTGGTCGAGCTGGCGCCTATCATCGTGAGCGGTAGTCATGGGCAGACGATCGACTATCAGGGCGGCGCCAGCTTTGGGTCCGCGCCGTTGCGCATCGAGCCGGTGCTGGAGGATTTACCTGCTCTTGCAACGGGCGAGAAATGGACGATCTCAACGCAAAAATTTGGTAGCGGGTTCATTCCGTCTGTGACCAAGACCGGCCCTGGCAGCTATACGTCGCATAACGCAGGCAATTCGCGTTCCCAGGCTGGCACGCCTCAGTACGTAGCCGATAAGACTCAAGCCGAACCCTCATATAATCGTCGATATGTGTTCTCGACGCTGGTGGGTGCCGCGGTTACGCAGACCGTTGAAGAGGGGATCAACCGCTATCGCTATCGCGCGGAAGGGACGCTCTACGCATGGGTCGGCGGGACGCTAACGGCGGTCGGAAGCTATAACGCAGAGTGGCAGAGCGATGGTGCGCCGGTCAGCGCAAGCCGCACCATTACCACGCTGGTTGATGTGGGAGCCGACCTTGGCGCTAGAAGCCCTATGTTCGGCGCGCATCCGACCGTAGGATCGCTGGGATCACTGGCTGTGTCGTGGGAAACGTCCACGGCAGGCGCGCCGGTTGTGGTGAACGACACGATTCGCTGGAGGGTCTATGCGCCCGCCCGCACGTAAGGTAATCAGAGCCGCCACAAAGGAGACAACCGATGGCCGAGACGAAAATCACGGACAAAGAAGCCGCCGCGATGCGGGAAAAGCTCGCCAAATACGACGCGGAGAAAGCCGCGGAGCGCGAGGCCGCGCGCATTGAAGCGCTCAAGCCTGTCATCGCGTTCACCGAAACCGATGCGTTCAAGGAGGTCGCCGAGAAAATTGGCGAACTGGCCGACAGCGCGAAGGACACTCAGGCGTACCCGCATTTGAATTGCATCCGGGTGGGTGTCGCGAACCTCCCGGCAGCAATCACCGAGGCAAACCCGACCACTCAAACCGACCCCACCCCTCCCACGAGCTGATCCTTGCCGGGCATGGATCATTGGCATCGACTCGATCGCGAAAAGGTCTGCATATCCTGCGGGCAGGGGAAACCTTTGTCTGCATTCTACTCCTACGGATACACCACCACGCAGGGGAAGCGCAGCACGCGATATGAAAGTCGATGCCAGCCATGCGCGCGAGCAAGGCGCAAGGCGCAGTATCATGCCGATCCGGTAAAGGCAGGGGCCATCAACAAGGCATGGAAGGATGCCAACAAGCAGCGGATAGCTGCCTATAATCGTGAGAGGCAGGCAGACCCCGATCATCGCGCGCTGAAAGCAAAAAGCCAGCGCCTGCGGAAAGCGCGGATGCGTAGCGGCGAAGGGGATAATGATGCCATCCGAGCAATCTACGCAGAAGCTATGCGCGTGGAAAAACTTGTCGCGGATTGCCCTGTTTTCAATATTCCCGAACTGGGTCACAAAATGCACGTCGATCATATTCGCCCGCTTTCAAAAGGCGGAAGGCACCACGAAAATAATCTGCAAATTTTGCCTATTGGTCTGAATATGAGAAAGGGCGTGAAATGCCCGGCATAATTGATCCCACAAAGAACACCCCCAAAAGCAGGGTTCTGATTACTGCCGGTTGGGATAGCGTCCCACATCTAGACTCACAGGCCAAAGCGGAGCTTCTTGAGGAAACGCCGGAGTGGTTGCGTGATGCCCGATCGAAAGGGATTCCCAGCCTGGGCGCCGGGGCGATCTATCCGATTCCCGAAGAGCGTATCCGCGTCGATCCATTCCCGATCCCCGATCACTGGCCCCGCGCCTATGCGCTCGATGTGGGCTGGAATTGGACCGCCGTTCTCTGGTGCGCCTGGGATCGAGACAACAGCATCAAATATATCTACGGCGAGTACCTTGCCGGTGAAGCGCTCCCCACCACACATGCAGCGGCCATCAAGGCGCGCGGCCCATGGATCCCCGGCCTGATCGACCCGGCTGCGAATAATCGCGGGCAGCGTGATGGCGAGCGCCTGATGGCGGATTATCAGGAAGCCGATCTCGATCTGACCAAAGCCGACAATTCGGTCGAGGCCGGGCTGGTGAAGTGCTGGCGCGATCTCTCGATCGGGCGCACCAAGATCTTCTCGACGCTGCAAAACTTCTACGCCGAGTATCGCCTGTATCGCCGGAACGAGAAGGGCGTGATCGTGAAGAAGAAGGATCACTTGATGGACTGTATGCGCTATCTCCATAATTCGGGCGCCGAGATTGCGTCGATTAAACCCGCGATCGAGAATGGCCCCAGCCTCTTCGCCAATCTGCCAACCGATAGCCGACAGGGATCGTACTGATGAACATGACCACCGGAACCCTGCGCGCTGGAACCGCGCTTGTGCCGCCCAAGATCGCCGGAGAAAGCTCGATCGCCTTGATGGAGACGGTGGAAGAGCAGGAAGAC